GACTTAACAGGTTGCACACGTGCCGCAACATTTACACAGTGGGCCGAAGGTCAAAGCCGTAGTTATACCAGCTCAGCAGCCGCAAGTCATGCAGACAATGCTGGTGTAATATTGATCAGTAACACTTGTGTGCCACTAGTAAGTCACTGGGGTAGTGCGGTTATCATGGACGGAAACTTCAACGGTGACGAAGGCTTCTCATTCACATACAATCGCAGCAACTATGGTTTGCCAGCCACAACTGGTGCCAGTCAAACTGCGTTCTTGATGCGACTGGCTCCTAGCGTATCAAACAGTATCATTGGTGACTTGGGTGTGCGTGATCTAATCAATCGTGCGCAGTTGACCTTGGAAACACTCACAGTGAATGTGAGTGCTGGGCGATATCTTGTGACAGGTATTTTGAATCCCAACAATATTGACTCAGCCAATACCACCTGGGCTGGCTTGAACAATGCAGGCGGTGGTTTCCAACCTAGCTTTACACAGTTTGCTGTGGCTCCTCGATACAACAACGAAACCACAGGTGGTGTGCAGGCCGCTCCACTAAACACAACTGGTGGTTTTTCACGTTCGGGTGTTATGGTGACTTCTAGCAGTATTAAAACCTACAGTAATTTAGCACCTGTAGTAGTGTCAAGTTCGGGTTCGGGGGCCAACTTGACTGTGCAGTTACAATCTAACAAAACGACATATTCTACCACTACCACTAGTATTTCAGTGCAAAATCCCGGTACAGGATATGCTGTGAACGACACACTGAAAATTCTTGGCAATGCGTTAGGCGGAACAACACCCGCTAACGATTTGTTCTTGACAGTGGCTGCGGTATCAGCAGACATCACCGGAGGCGAACGATTGTTTGCCATTCCCATTCAGGCCACAGGCGTCAACACCTTGAACTTGACTAACATCAAACAGATTGGACAAAGTAGTATTCCCGGTACAGGAACATACCCCAATGGACCAGAAGTACTGGCTGTGGTAATTACTGCATTGAGCACCGTTGCTACCCCTGTGGGCGAGATTCAGTTGAGTTTCCAAGAAAGCCAGGCTTAACTACCCAAAGCAAGATACCGCTCTACAGTGTCTATCTTGCTCTGCACTGCTTCTATATTCACAGTTGACCACAGGCCAGGGTGCATGGGTCTTGGCCATTGGCCACGGTCAATCCAGGCATAGCCCATGTGTTCTTCGTTGAGCACAGGAACAAACTCATCCGCCACAACACACACCCAGGTGTTGTATTCAAACTGTGAGTCAGATGATGTGAATTTTTCTAGTGGAACAAGTCGTTGATACTCAGGCATTGATCCAAGTTCTTCAATGCATTCACGTTCCATGGCACCCAGCAAGGTTTCACCAGATTCTACTTTGCCACCAGGTAGTCCCCATGAGCCGGGATGTCGTGTGTCATTGCGTAGCAAATACAAGTAACGTCCAGTAGCACTGCTACGAAACCAAACTCCCACTGCTTTCACAGTACCAGCCTCCAGGTGCCTCCAACATACACACCTTGATAGCTCTTGACCCAGCTATCTCCAGTCCATCGATACTGCATACCTGTGGTGATGTTTGTAACATATTGTGTGATATTTGCTTCAGTAGCAGCTCTAAAATTCACTTGCCAGTACCCAGAACGATACTCAACAATATCATTGGCCTGCGCAATCAACGGACGACCATTTGCACCAATCCAGGCTTCTGCTGAGTTAGTGTTAATCGCTGATCCAGTGTCCTCGGTCAAAAGGTATCGCTGACCTTCTATGGCACTATCTAATCCATTTTGAGGACCACTCATTAGAGGATTTATAATTGCATCAATGGGTGACAACGTGTTCTGTGGTACTGTGTCAATGTCTACATCGTACAACATGAATCGTTCATCGTTGGGGTCAAGAGCTACGGTACCAATTACTTCAGTGCCATCTGGTTGTTCTAATCTAATCTGACTAACACCTGGGCGCAAAGATCCATACATGTTGACCAACGATGGCCACATTACATTGGAGTCAGAAACAATTTCAACATCAGTCAACGAATTATTACTGGGTTCTTCACTTAAATATTTTTGTTGCAAGCATTGTAATTTGTTGCCAATCAATACCACTGCATAGTTTCCTGGGGTAATCAATTGCCGTGTGCCCAACAACAAATCGTTATTGATTACAGCTTCGTTGACATCACCTTGCGCATCGTACATAGAAGCAATAATTCGTTCAACAACACCCAATTTCTTGACCTTGGCTGGGCTTGATATCCATATGGGCATGCTAAATCGTATGCTACAAATGTCAATGGGATTGTCAGTACCTATGGGCACAACTCTTGATGTCCAGTTTACCCCATCAAGATCCACCACACTCAAACTGGTCCAATCAATGAAATTGTCTGTGCTTTGTATTTCTAAACTGGGATTGAACAGTGTTAAAATTTGTTCTAGTAGTTGTAGTTTTTGATTAGTATTAGATGTCCAAATATCCAAAGTGATACTTAACTTGTAAGGAGCAGGCATCAAACGCTCTACTGTAAAAGCATTGCCTTGGGTGGTGTTGTAAGTTTCTGTTGAAGGATCATATGTACGTTGGCGCACATTGATTTTGTCTACAAAATACGGTTCCTGCAATCGATCTCTTGCATAGTCCAAGCCAGTGATGTAAAAAGTCATCAACGGAGTTGACGGTAAACTATTGCGACTGTTTTCTTGTATGATAGTTTGTGCATTGCGACTGGCATCACCATAGCGCACCGGCACACGCAACAATGTGGCTGCATTTACTCCATCGTTTTCGTTGGCATACTCAACTTGAAAACCTGAAAAGATTCTTGTGAACTGCAACAAGAATCTGCGTATTTGTTCGTCATAAAAAAATTGTTGCATAATTTAACTGGATATTTGTCCTGGTTGAGTAGGCGGATATGGTTTTGATGGCTTATCACCACCTTGATCGCCATTGTCTGCTCGGGGTCTAAGTATTTCACTCAAACTTTGACGACTAGGAATATTGCCCATGTCCTTGGTGTTTACAGTGTATGTATTGTTCACAAAGGTACTGCGTAAAGTATTGTTAGAAATTCCGTTGTTAAGGTTGGTTCTAACATTGTCCTCAATCTTGATCCATCGTTGCCCATCGTAACGGAACAGTCGATTGGGTTGATAATCCAACCGCAATGCGTAATCACCGGACACAGGGTTTGGTGGGAAGTTTACACCTGGGGTAACTGGATATCCATTAGGAGCAATTCCATCTCCAGTGAGGTAACCCACAGTGTAGCCATTGGTCTGCGGTGTTACATTCATACCTCCCTGAGTACCGTCTACGGTGGTACCACTGTCGGTGGTTAAACTATCAGGGTTGGCAGCATGATCATCTATTGTAGGTACCACATAGTATTTGGTTACATCGTAACCTGATAGTGGCACCTCAGCATCAGCCTGTGTAAGGATAGCATCATTGATTTCGTAATCTTTTTGTCGTGTGCCTTGAATATCACTGATGGTGGCAGGATTGTACGGTGACCAGAAATTGGTGTCAGTTATATCTGTGCCGGCTGGTACGTTGCCTTGTGCTTGATAATAAGTGTTGCCATAGTTGACAATGGTGTTTGAAGGATAAAAGTTACCTGGATCCCAAATGTTTTCCGCCACAAATGGTTTGTTGGTGATGGTGTTGAATTCTTGTTGATCCTTCATTGGTGTGCATTTCACACGCCACAAGTGAGGCAACCATGTTACTGAAAAACCTTCTGATGCAAAGTCTGCATCCTGTATCACATAGTACCTGGGCAAGGCTCTGGGTATGTTTTGATTTAATGGATGATAGTCTTTTAAGTTGGGAATCTCAATCACGTCGCCGTTCATGAGCTTGCGACCAAATGTGTCAATCATGGTGTTGTAGTGAAACGTCATGAATATGGTGTCATTGTTCAAGAACAACCCAAACTGTGTCAAATCAAAGTCCACGTCCTGTGTGTTGTACACGCCGCGCATGACATATACATCTGGATCATAAATTCTATCGCGGTTTTCCAGCAACAGCAAGTCTTGTATGTTCAGAACATCTACGGTTTCGTAAGTGGGTTGAGTAGCGTCAAAATTACCGCTCAGGGCCGAATCTTCGCCGCCACTTTGCGGTCCCATGTATTTGTGGATGTAGATATCCAATCCGCCCACAGTGTACATTTCACGTATGGTGCGGTCCAGGAATTGGTAATCTCTGGTGCGATTTGGGCGGTATAGGGATAAGCGAGGCATCCTATATTTATAGTACTTTGGGTTTACCTTTCTGCGGGTTGACCAATAATTCCCAAAATGCTATAATACGGACTAGACAACAAAGGAGCCAACAATGAGTGATTTAGTTACCGATTTGCACAGCGAGATGATCAACAGCGTAGCACCAAACTACAGTATCGATTATGAAGCAGAGGCGCTTGCAAGTTTTGAAGCCACCGGTGATGACTTGATGGAAGCACTTGAGACTCGTGCTACGGACTTTATTGCAGAGATCACCGGGGCAGATGTGCGCGAGGACCTGGGTGGGCTCACAGTGTTTTTCCGTGGTAGTACTTTGGTTGCATTTTATGATTATGAGCAATTTAAAGGGCATGTGTTCTAAAACCCTGAGCCCGAAAGGGCTTTGGGTTGACTCATAATCCCTTTTGTGTTATAATTACAAGTAAATTTAAGGAGCCCGCATGAACGCCACACGCACTGTACTCAAACCCATGAACCCAAAAAGCGCCGACACCAAGTATGTTGGACTTGAACCTGCTTGGAAAACCCAACCCACAGCAGACAATCGTGTGAGCACAATGAGCTATGCGTTTGGCTGGTACAATTACTTTTACAGCAAGAAAGAAGCCAAGGACATGGTTGTGGCATATTTGGATGCGCACAATCGTGTCAAAGATGCTAGACAAATCCGCACCCTGCCAGATTCGCAAATGCGACTTACCACAGGCTGGTTGTGCCGCATGCAAATGATGGGCTTGGATTTGACTGAACAGGAAGAAATCAAACTGCAAGCATTAATTTCAGAATTACTGGCGTTGAAACAACAAGCC